AAGTTGCTGATAGTGCAGCAGCTCCAGCTCCTACGAGTGCAGTTTTACTAAAAGGTGCATCTGTTAAGAATAGTGTTGCTACGAAAGCTTGTATGAAAGTCTTAAACGCTCTTACTACTACGTCATTAGATGTTACTTTTTGAACTAGGTTCTGTTTCTTCTTAGCCATAGAATCTCCTTAAAGTGATTATGGTTATTATTATACCACTTCGTATAGCCCTTTTTTCAACTCTATAGGTTTTTTCCCTTGACCCTTAAGCGCATCGTTAGCTTTTACTTGGTAGTTCTCCCTGTAGTCTTTAGATACTTTGTTGTTCCATAGCTCTACGATAACCTCGTCTAGTGGCTTACCAGCTAGATACTTGTCTATCTCTTTATCCATAGCACCTGTTAAAGCATTTTTATCATCATACAGACCATTCTTACCCTCTATAGAAAAGAGTAGAATCCTAGCGAGTTCTTTATTGATTATTGTAGCCATATCTTCACCTCCTATTATATCACCAACTTTGCACCTGATTTCACTCAAGTGGCAATATGCAACATATATCCCTGCTGCTGTTAGGATTGTTACAAACTTACCCCATTCTTTACCTATACCAGTAGTAACAACAGTACCGCCCATAAAAGCATATGGCGCTGGGTTAACTGTATCTTGTACAGCTTTATCCTTACCTGCCTGTATATGTAGGTGATAACCATAGGTTATTCCATTGAACGATCCTGAGTTACCAGTTAGGGCTATTATTTGATTGCCGATCTTTAGAGGTGTTTTGTTAGGGGTCAATAGATCTCTGCCCCTATGTGGTTTAGCCTTGGAATAGGGGCTACCCGTATAGCCATAGTCTATGCTAATCGGGTAGTCTATAGCTGTTTTCATACTAAAAGATCTTATCCAGTGCTTCTAGCCATCCAGCCAGACAATCTAGTAAGAATAATATGAACCATCCTAGAGCTAGTGCTGGGATAAATCCTATAAGTAGATGTTTGAGATCTACAACCTTAGCTTTTTTTGTCATCTCTGCCTCCTGCTATAACTCTTCCCAGAGGCTCACCAAACAGGAAACCTGCTAGAGTTATAATCACTGTCTCCTGCGGAGCTTTAGAGATAAACATATAGGCTACTAATACTACCACATTTATCATCTGCAATAAAGAAAGTTTATCGCCACTGAGTCCTGTTTTATGGGTAACATACCAAGTAATAAATGATCCAGACAACGCTCCTGTCACAAATCCTATGACTAGTTGATGATTAATTGTTGATATTTCCACCATATCCACTCTATAAAGGTATTACTGTCAAGAATCTATCAGAGAAGGTAGCAGTACCCGATGTTGTGGCGTACTTTGCTGTAAAGGTAGTAGAACCAGGAGTAAGACCAGTAAGCAGTCTTTCAAACGAATGGGTCATGCCCACACCGCCTGCGAAAGATCCCATCTTCATCTGCCCTTGTGTACCAGCGGTTATAGTGTTTGTACCAGAAGCTGCAAAGCTCATGTTAAGGTTTGCGTTTCCTGCTACATTACTCGATGCAGTCATTTCCATTATTACTAGGGCTAGACCACTAGAGCCTATAGTCACTGTAACAGCAGGCCCGACTGTCGATAGGTCAGCGTACGAAGTAGAAGTAGTAGTCTGAGAGGTAGCTACTGTTGCTCTTTGCAGCCCCATGTAAGTAGCCCTGAATGAACGGCTAGGGTAGATATCATTGTTAAGGGAGTCGTACCCACTCTGAGTGATGGAGGTAATTGCTGCACCAGACGTCACAACTTTGGCTATACGGACATAGTCGGTGGTAAGGGCAGGAGAAGCGGCTCCATTAGTTACCTCAGAGTAAGATACGGCACCATTAGTAGCTATGTCTACATAGGTGTCCCTAGAGGCGGTGAAGGTCTTGCTTGCTACGGCTCCAGGAGTGTTCCTAGCGCCATTTGCGTTATAGACGACTCCAGCAGTCATGGCGCCGTTTAAACCGCTTAGAGTGCTCCATACACAGCCAGAGGCTACAAAGGCTACATTAGCTTCGTCCCTGAACTTCTCTATGTTACCAGAGTCCTGCATATCAGAGGCAGGAATTTCTCCAGTAATAGTTCCGAAGTTGTCGTAGTTCAGCCCACCTGTGGCGACGTTGTCTGAGTCTAGGTTGCCGTTAACTACGTTTAGAATATCATTGAACGGTGTGTTCACGTCCGCTGCGTCTATTGTGGTTCCGTCGCTTGGGAGTGATGTGCTGATGATTGGCATATAAATCCTTTATTGTTATGTTTAATATTATACCAAATTAATCCTTTAATCTGGACTTTAATGCTCTTGGGGTATCCTTTATGTACAAACTGTTTAGATAGTCATCCCAAGTAGGGTCCCACTGTGGGGAGTTACCGTACTTCCTGAGGAAAGGAGTTACCCGTCCAGCTACAGTATCGTTGTACTCCTGAGCTAGTCTGGCTGCTCTAGTGTAGTCACCTGAGTTAACTGCTGCCGTCACCTTCTTAGAGGCTCTGTTTTTAGCTTTTTGTGCAGGGCTCTCTTTACCGCCGACCTGCTCCCAGAACTGTCTCTTAACCTCATCACCTCTAACAGCATCAAAGTTCCTTGTAACTGATTCTACTGGGCTTCTACCACCTACGTCTGAGAAAGTCTCACCAGCATCATTCACTCTATCTTTTCTACCACCTGAAGCTCGGTCTATTAAGTTCTGAGCCTGCGACCCTACTTCACCTAAGTTACCTCTTATGTAGTTGTCTATTGTAATCGGGGACTTACCTAACAATCCACCTAAGAACTTAGATGTGCGAGAGTAGTTCTTGTAGCTTTGTTCCGCTGGGTTATCAGATTGCTCTCTGACATACTCTGGGACTAAATCTGTACCGTAGTAGATGCTTCTGTTAGTAGCGTCCTCTAACCCTGTCTTAGCAAGAGGTGGGAGCGCATTAGCGGCTTGGTTGACCGTAACTGGTACTGGAGCGTTCTCTTTCAAGGCTCCACCAGTGTCCTTTAATACTTGCAACCAAGTAGTATGCTCTTCTGGCTCATTGTTAGCTACATTCTCAATATACTTCCTAAACCCTTCAAACAGAGCAGAGGTGTCGTTAGGCTTCCTTACAAGAGTTACCCCACTCCACTTGCCATCCTCACCCTTCTTGGCGTTAGGACCGATGAATACAAAGTAGTCTTCCTTGGTACGTTCGTCTAGGTCATTATAAACAGCGAGTTTCTCTGGTGTCTCAGTGTTCCAGAGGGTAAGACCCATCATCGGTGCTCCAACTATAGTAGCCATCTTCAAGGCAGTAGTTACTGGTCTCTTCTCCAAGTTCCTAGCAAGAGTTCTCGGAACCTGCATTTTAGTATTAAAGTACGGGGAGGCTAGGTTGATTGTCTTGGCAAGAGATCCACCTGCTGCGAACTCAGTGGTTACTTCTCTAGCCCCTAGCGCTGCTGCTTCTCTGGCTCTCTCAGGACCTAACTCTTTAACCAGTTTCTTGTATATAGAAGCATACTGAGCTTTACGAGTAGCTATCTCTACTCTACCTAGAGCGTCGTCCACCTTCTTCATAGCCTGTAGGAACTCACCTTTATTCTGAGCTATGTTTAGACCTTTAGTCTTTAGAGAGGCATCTTGTTTAATAAATTCACGACCAGCGTTCTTAGCACTCTTCGGCTTATGATATTGAGCTACACGGGTGGAGTTGTTGCCCAGATCCTCTATAGCCATCTCACGCATGGCCTTACTGACCTTACCAGTAGGTATACCTATAGCTTGAGCCCACGCAACGGGCATTTCCATAGCCATCCTGATAGGTGTAGGAGAGTTTATAAGGGCAGATATAGTATCTACTGTGAGATTTCTAAAGATAAACCCTACGTTACCACCAGTAGTGCCATACTTAAAAATATTATTACTTGCCCTAGCTAAGTTGCCGATAGCCCCAATCTCTTTAGGAGCCCATGTTTCAAAGGCTTTCTTAACCTCTCTAGGAACATCGTATTCTACCTTCTCTCCGCCTATGTAGAGGCTTTCTCTTGGTCCAGATGGGGTTGAGTCCATCTTTACTCTTCTCGCCTCTCCTGCGGCCTCTAAAGCACCAATAACCTGCTTTTTATAGTTGTTCATGGTCTTGTCTGCAAAGTGACGCTGAGTATAGGCGATCATTGTCTCTACTGGGTCTAAGAGTTCACGAGTAGTATCTACCTTCTCCCTCTTCTGAATACCACCAAAGCCACCAGACTTGTTACCCCCATTCTCTAGTTCCCAATCCTGTAGGACACGTTGTTGACGAGTGTAGTCATATGGAAGGCTAGATAAATCATCATAAGCTTGTTTGGTTATCTGGTCACTAGCAAGCTTATCATCAAGAACCTTCCTGTAAACTCCAGTTAGAGAGTCAAAGGCTTCACCGTACTGAGGGCTTTGGAATTGAGCTATAGCCTGTTCAGCGTTAGCTTTCTTAGCGGGGTCTAACAATCTACCCGACTTGCCACCAGTGTTGTTGTATAGGTTCTCTAGTTCTAGCTCGCTTCTTGCAGACCAGTAGTCTTTGAATGAGTCCTGTGCCGCCCTTAAGTCTCCCCTAAAGTCTGTCTCAGCTAGGCTCTGAATGCTACCTCTTAAGGCTTGTCCCTCTGGAGCATTGTTTATAAATGCTTGAGCTTCAGCAGCAGAACGTCTTAAGTCTCCTGCTTTCTTACGGATCATGTCTGTTGTACCCTCACGAAGAGCACCCTTAGCCTCGGCTGCTTTAGTAAGAGTTAGTATGCCAGATTGGTCGTCAAAGGCATTAGCTATACCACCAAAGACCTTCTTACCACTCTTAGTACCTACAACAGAGCTCTTAACCGAGTTCCATGCTTTATTAACAGCCTTATCTGCGAAACTACCCAACCCACCAGTCTGAGCAATAGTATCATACCCCAGTTCTCCACCATCAAAGAACTTTTGAGCAAAGTCAGGATCTTTCACTGAAGCAGTTGTAGAGGGAATACCTTTAGCACCTTTTTGTGTCATCTCAATCACAGGAACATCTTTTATCCCTAACTGCTGGTAGGCCTCAAATCTATGCTTGCCATCTTCTATACCTAAGTTGCCCTTGCTATCCCTCATGACGATAAGTGGTTCTACTGGTTTGCCAGCCTGTATATCGCTTTTATACTTAGCCACTGTCTTTGTGTCTGGTGCTCCTTCATAAGAGGTTAAACTTGTAGTAGGGACAACACGTTCGTTGGCCTTAGTAATCCCTAGTCCATCTGTGGCGCCCCTTAACACCTTACCTGCACCAAACGCACCTACTGGTATTGCGGTATCCATAACAGCCCCTACGGCTAACGATTTCGGGTCAAACTTGCCCTCCTTTAACTGTCTACCACCTTCTGAGGCTAATCCAGCTATGACATTAGTAGCGACTTCTTCTCCTAGTCTCTTTTTAACGGCGTTACCTGCTATAGTAGCACCCGTCTTAGCTGCTGATCCTGTAGGTAGTACTGAAGCTATATCTGCACCTGTTTGTACTGCTGCACCTGCGAGCTTCCTTTTGTTCTCTAGTTCACTAGCGTTTTGAAAATTAGCTCCTACACCTAATAGACCACCTCTACCCGAAAAAGCCACATCTTCACCTGAACGCTTCATTCTCTCTAAAGCGATTTTTTTCTCTTCTGGAGTGCCTGCTGCTACATATCCTGCTAAATCCGATACTCCCTGGACTCCCTTACCTGCTGCACCTGCTATAGTATTCACACCCCTAGCTACTGGTTCCACCACACTAAAAGCCGCCCTTTGGAAAGGGTTAGTGTAGTCCTTTTGCCCTGCTTCTCTTTGAGCTGTACGATAGTCTGCATTCTGCCCTTGCTGAGTTCGCTTGAACTTGTCCATCTCAGAGTTGGCGTTCACCTTATCTGTGATTTTGTCAAAGATTCCCTGCTTAGGAGCTTCTTTGTCCAGAGTAGACTTGAGTTGGTTGAATGTCTCCTCGCCCAATCTTTCTTTTAAGACCTTCTTGGCTTCTTCGTTAAGACTGAACCAACTCTTCTTAGTCTGTTCATCTATTTCAATATCCTTACCACCTACGTTTATCTTAGTAGTGGTAGGTTGTTTAACCTGGTTCTTAACTGTGTCCGCAGGGGTCTTGGACTCTTGTTGAGCGAGTCTATTACTTTCGGCAGAGTTATACCACTCAAACTGTTTCTTTTTCTTCTTAGGAGTAACGGAAGGCGGTTCGCCACCAGAACTAGCAGACTGCTGTGCTTGTCTATTAAACTCTCCTGAAGAATACCATTGAAATGCCATAGGGGTTTATCTCCCCCATCCCTCACCGAACTTGGCCTGTCTGTAGCCATAGGCGATTTCTCTAGCCTGTTTAGGAGACATACCGTAATTCTGTTGTAGAAGAGGAATAATGTTATTTTCTGTCTCGTATGGAGTTCCGCCCTTACTGGCTGGCTTGTAACCTCTGAACGCTTCTTCTAAGAAAGCACTAACTGGTGGAGTCTTTGGCCCACCTCTACTAGAAGCCCTAGCCGCAGAGATCTGTTGAGCCTGTGGCTGACGCTCTTGCTCCATCTTGAGACGGTTCTGTTCAGCTTCAAACTGCATCTGAGCCTGTCTTTGTTGCCAGTCTCTAAGTGCGGCTGTGTCTTGTTCTCGTGTCTGGAAGGCTTGGTTGCGAATACCAGTATCAAGTTCTGCCTTACGTCCTAGTAGAGCGTTTCTAGTCTGAGCAATAGTTTGGTTGAGTTCAGCTAGTTTAGGTAGGTAAACAGTAGAAGTGTAGTTGGCTTGTTCAGCAGGAGAGAATCCACTAAAGAACATCCCCTTGTTCTGAGCCTGTTGCTCTATACCACTAAAAGCTTGTCTCTGTTGAGCTTGTAGTCCAGCAGTGGCACCTTGCCCTGACTGTTCATTAAAGTTAATATCGTTCTGGATAGTATCATATTGAGGCTTGTATGCCTGACCTATCTCATTTACAAGTGCATTTAAGTCTCTTACTGCTGGTGCGGGTGCCATAATCCTATAAATCCTTTTTCTTTATATTATACCATTACCACTATGGGTTTAAGAATAGTCTTCAGACACGCTCAGAGGCTCTTAGAAGGGCGCTTTGAACAAAAAGGCTCTAGCATCTATTGTGAACGCTGGGATGGCTTGTGGGGCTCCTGTGAGCTCTACAAGGTATGTATATATAATGAGGTTGCCTCCAGTGAAATAAACCATAGAAGATATCTCATAATTAGATGTAGCCCAGTCTGGATAACGCCTGACTACAGTACCGTCTACTAAGTTCCAGTAGGAGTCTAAACTACACTTAGTCTGTACCTCTGAGACAGCATTACTGTTATTAAGAGGAATTGTGATGTAGTACTGCTGAAAACCAAACGCTCCTAATACTTGTGCCCCCACGCTAACAGAACCACTCGTTACGGTATAATTCTGAAAACCACTTGATATACTTGTAGCTGATGTGTTTGAGTAATTAGGCATCTAAATATATCCTCCAATCTATATATCCAGTATACGCTGGATGAAAAGTAGATCTGAACCCATCTAAGAAGAAAGTTATGGTAGTAGATGTTATCCTTACCTCTACCTCAAAGTATGCGGGTGTGACAACATTATTCCAGATTAGAGGGAGAATGGTTCCGTCTGTCTTACGATAAAAAGCTTTAATTTTAGGAATGTAATTTAGGTTGTGTGTGATTGTAGCTGTCTTATCTGTACCTGGTGTCACATTCCAAGCAGTAGAGCCCTGATCGTGGATCTTTTGGTAGTTATCTGCACTAGAGTAAGCAGTAACGCTATTAGTCGGTAAAGGAGTTATGTTCCCTTGGTCGTTCTTTGCTATCAAGGCTAATTTATATTGGAATGTTTTAGCAGCACTTGTAGAAGTTACGAAGTTATACCAGTTAGTCGCTCTCACTGTTATCACTCCAGTCGGAGAACACTCCCAGATACATTCCTGAGTCTGAAAAGAAGGAGGAGGTCCGCCAGTGTTATCTGGTATCATAGAGCCCATGTCATTCCAAGTAGTACCACCGTCTACTGAGAATATCCCCTTTGCATAACAAGAGTCTCCAAATCCAGTACTGTGCGTAGCTGACCCGACCTTGTACCCATCTATTGCAGATGGAGCAGTAGTAGAGATAGATCCTGTAAGAACCCCAATTATCTTATCGGTATCTTGTAGTGGGACACTGATTGCGGTCTTTGTAGCATCCATTAGAAAGCATCCTCTACATTGTTACCATCTGTTGCGACATGCCAGCCTCCCACGCCATTAGGTAATTTACCAACTTGCATATAATTCTTACCCGTAGCTGGATCAGTCCAGTATTGAGTGTTGGTGGTGTAGTCGTGGGCGAATACTAAGTCCTCGAAGGCTATAGTGGTAACGTCGTCTCCCTCGGCGGACACTGCTATGCCTACGTTGCCCCCAGGCCATCTACCCTCGTAAAAGCCATTGAGTACCCTCTTAGAGGTATTGTCCGCAAATACTTGAGTCTTGAGTAGAGCATTTAGCTTCTCGATAACTTCGTTAAGAGCAGAGATCTGTTCCTCTACAGTTGCGTTAGGCGGTATTCTCCTAAGTGTTCCTCCGTCTAATGATAATCCTAATGGCTCCATTATCTTGGCCTTCCCGCTTTAATTGCTGCTATATATCCTAATATCTCTACGGGAGTCTCTACCCCAGTCTTCTCAAACCTGTACTGGGTGTGCTTACCTCTACGGCTCATACCAGAGGCATTATCTACAAGTCTCTGAGTGCCCCAGACAGCACCTCCACCCCATAGTGCTCCACCTCCCCAAGTAGTACCTTGTCCACTTACGAAGTAGGCTCGCATATCAGGAGAGTTCTGGAAGTCTATATCCTTACCGACCATCATGTAATAAGCTTGGTCTGCCGCCCTTAGAACTGGTCTGAACTTCTTTACCCTATCTTTAGCTGCACCTGACGTATACATCTTGTATGCCGTCCAGTAAGCAAATTCAATAGGTGAGCCTAGATCAGAGTAGTCCTGTTCTGCGTAGTATAGAGCCCCTACAGCGCTTGAGAACTCAATAAGGCGGTTATCATCCAAGTACCACTCTAAACAGCCTCCTACGGGCCTCTCTGTGTCTCTAAACCACTGTTTATAAACGATATCGAACAGTAGCATCCTGTGATTCTGTGCATCGGGGTTCTTAGCATAGTAGACTCTTAACTGATTATCATAAATCGCCAAGCGTACACTAGAGACATCTGTGATCGCACTAAGTTCTGGCTGTACCTTCTCACTAATAAGTTCATCTGAAATCCCATTGTATCGGTAGATCTGCTTATCATCAGCCATAAAGTAGATGTAGTTCCTATCAGTAACGATAGCCTCTTGAGAGATAGCCCCCTTAGTACCTACAGCCTCCTTACGGGTGAATGAGCCGATGTCTGTACCGTATAAGACGTGCTTAGTTTCGTGGGTGAAGATTACTAGAGATTCTTGGAATACAGTCCAGCCTGCTATTCTATCTGGCGATTTAGGGCGTGGAACGTAGAAAAAGTTAGTAGAGGCGTATGAAGTTGGTTCATTGAGGTCTGAGAATGTCACTCTAGTAGGATCATCATCTGAAACAAAGAATAGCCTTTGTTGGTGAGTAATTATGTGAGTAGGAGAGTTTGGTGAGTTAGTAAGAGAGGACACTGTAGTACCATCCCATTGCTTACAGACTGAATCACCATCAACCCAGTAAAGAATGTCATTCATCTGAGCGAAGCGTACATAGTCTGCACCTGAGTAAATAGAGGAGTAGATAGATGTAGGAGTCCCAGTGTTATCAGGAACGCTGTAAAGGTTAGTCTTATGGGCAAACAGAGTTCTATCGTTAGAGTTCTGAGGATACCATCTGTAAGCCCCTAGAACACGTCCAGCAGTAGAGGTATAAGTTTTATATCGGACGCTATCATTAAGAGCAGAGTAGTTAGTCCCACCATCCGTAGAGCGTATAGCCCCAGTAGCGTCAGCTAGATTGAGCTCGTACTTACCAGTTCCACCTTCTTGAACGTAGAATACAGCCCAGTAAGTAGTAGCGTTAGTGATTGATTCAGCGTGGATGTAGTAGGCTGGGAGGTATTGGAAAGTTGTGGTGATATCAGAAGTCTTAATTGAACTGGACATCATCTTTACTCCAGGTGCAGAGGCTACATCTGTGTAGATATCTACCATCACAATACCTGTGGCTCCTGCTTGTTTTTTAACATCAACCTCAAACTTAGTTAAAGCTCCTGTAGAAGATGCAGTAAATGGTTGTGCGACCCACTCATCAGGGCTTATCTCAGCAGTTGCAGTTGCAGTACCTACGTTCTGCACATTAGCAGTCTCTCCTACTGGTGTAGAGAACCTCTCAGTTCCTTTACGAGTTCTAATAGCGACCCTAGAATCACCATCACTCCTAGCATACATCCTAGCGTTCAATACATAGGGAGACTCACCCTCTGGCATTACTTGGTCAGGTGCGACCATATTCAACCCTTTGAGGTCGTATTGCTCGTCTATGATTAACTGAGACGAACCCTTATACTGGGTCGCCATTTTACCAAAAGATGATCGGGCCATTACCACTCCCTCCAGCTTCTATATCGGCTCCATCCCTTATTCATCTTAGAAGTCATCATTGTAGGACCAGTCTTGATGCCACCACGACCTTCGTTTCTAACAAAGACACTGAATAAATCATTAACAAACTGTTGCTCCTGAGCAGATTCAGCATAGTCTTCGTTTTGCATCATACATCTAGTAAGGGTTCTTCTAACAAGTAGTTCATCATATAAAGCAGGTAGCTCATAGCTATCAGTGTTATCTACTACAGCTACAGGCTTTCTCAAGTAATCAACCTTGATTGTGCTATTTTCTAGTACTGGGCGAGAGAATCTAATCACTCCACCAAAATCAGTCCACTCGTGTATTTCAGCAGCAGTCTCAGACTCCCAGTTAGGGTAGACTTCCATGAACCTGTCCTGGTCTACATATAAGTTAGTTATGTCGTAGACTCTTGGAGAAGTAACTCTCATAGAGATAAGAGTTTGCATATTAGTAGGTAGCGTTTCGGTAGTGTCGTTAGCGGTTACGCTCAGGGTAGCAGTAGTCTCCATCTGGCGTGTCCTAGTACCAGCATAAAGATCGTTCTGTACCCAGTTACCATTCTGAATGATTGTGGCTGAATCGAACTGGTCATCATCCATCAATCCCCTTACCGCTGTTACAAGTTCATTCCCAGTCATAGCCTATAAATCCTTTTTATATCCTTATTATACCACTAACTCAAGGCATCTTTCGCCAGTACGTTAGTGAGGTTGGTGTCGTTTTGAATGAAGCCTTTAGTTCCAGCAGCATAAACGGTACTGTCGCTCCACATACTGTTCACGATAACTGGTACGGCAGAACTAAAGTCTGTTACAACCATAATCTCTGAAGGCTTACCATCATCCCAGAGGTCAAGCCCTGCTACCTTGTTACCCGTCCCTGCATCGTACAGGTCATCTATAAAGAAGTATGCACCAGAAGTTGAAGTGACTCCTGTGAAGCGAACCTTTGCATATCGGGCTACTGAGCCTGAGTAATAGGCTGCGATATTAAATGGAAGCTGAGATCCTGTAGTAGTAGGGAATGTGTAGGTCGCATCAGGCGTAGCAGTTAAGAGAGTCCCTGGTAAGAATAGCTCTACCTTAAGTGTGCCTGATGAGAATGTAGCATTCCTATAAACGTAGCCGAAGATACCCACATTTGAGGCTGGGCTGGCTGGGATCTTAAACGTCCACCTTAAACCTTGGGTATTGTTCTCTGGTTTACCGACGATAGCAAGTGAACTAGCCGTCCTTACCGTAGTATCTGTTAGCCCTGCTCCTGATGACCACCAAGAACCCATGCTTGTATACCATCTGTGGCTAGAGGTGTTATCGTTTAGATTCTGGAATTTAACCTCTGATCCTGAGAGCTGATTCAAGTAGTTAGATATCAAAGTAGCCGAACTGAAGTTAGAATCGGCGAACAGAGTATTATTTTTAAAGTTAGAGATTACACCTATATCAAGAGTGTTTGTACCGATAGCACCTGAGCGTAGGTTGTTAAAGGTATCATCACTTGATCCTGATAGGTAGATGCCCTGTATCCTAGTAGAGTCTATCCTACAGTTATTAAAAGTGTTACCTCCTGTACTCACGAGGTGTATAGACGCTCCTGACGCAGCACCAGAGGTATTCCCTGCTGATGCCCTGAAGTTATTGAATGTATTGCCGTATGAGTTAGTTAGGTATAGTCCCTGAGAACTTGAGCCTATGTTGAAACAGTCTGTTAGCGTCTGGCTTACGCAAGGGACTGATACCGAACCAAGAGCGATTGAACCTGAACCTGTGTTAGTAGCGGTTAAATCAACACATACAAGTCCTGTAATAGTACGCTCAATTCCTGCGTTAATAGATATACCCTGTCTATTACCACCGCCGTTACCATTAACTACCATATGATCTATTGAGAAGTCCGATGTTTGAGCAGGGTCTATTTGAAGAACTCCCGTACCTGAACCTTGAGAGATGTTGTTCCACCTAGACCAGCTCATATTACAGTCAGCAGCTACTCGGATATCATTTACAATGAATGTACCCCTAGCGGTGTTTTGTGGCTCACAGATAGAGTTTCTGGTTATGTTAACGACTGTTTCGGTAGCGGTGTGAGAGTAGGTTAATGCGGCCTCTGCTCCACCTGGGGTAGTAGCAAGCTGGAAGGTAGTTGAAGAATAGACGGTCTTAATAAATCTGATCTCTCTTTCTCCGAAGGCGTTACCTCCGATTACAATCTCATCATCTACAGCCCAGTCTGTTGCTCGGTCTGTTGTGAGGCGTGAGCCTGATGTACCCGTACCTGAGACATACTCTGCATAAGGAGTAGTTAAGACATACCCGTTAGTAAGGTAGGCTGACCCTGCTTTTGGTAAGACTCTGTACTGCCCTGCTGAAGTCTGATTATCTATTATGTGCTTGGCGACGATAGTTCTGTCCGATAGATTGCCTCTGCGGTCATAAGTACCACCAGCGTGAACTACGATTGATCCCCTAGTCTGTAGAGTTGCGTCTGCTGCGGTGTCCCACTTGAGAGTTCCACCATTACATATCTGTATTCCTGCTCCTACTGTGAGAGGAAATACGGTAGAGACTGCGGTATCTGTTCCTGCTCCATTCACGAGTGAAGTTCCGTCTACGGTTACGGTCTTAGCAGTTATGCCTGAGTTGTGGAATCCTACTACAAATAGATCATCGGTTGAGCCGAAAGTAGCAGGGGAGTCGTAGGTGTCTATGAAAGAAACTGTTGAAGCAGCAGCTATTAAGTTTAATGCACCTGATGTACCTACTGAGTTAGCGATCTTGAATCTATAACGTCCTGCTGTGGTAGCAGTCCATTGGTAAGGGGTAGGGAAGCGTACATACTGCCAACCCTGTTTAATGTCTGCGTTATTAATTGTAGCGGTACAGGCAGTATCTACAGTAGCTTCCTGTAGGGTAACGACTAAGTTACCACCGTTCGCTGGTACAGTAGCAACATGAACCATTACTCCTGTAGTCTTACCTGTGGTGTTGGGTGCGGTGAATGTACCCGTCAAAAGACCTGCTGCTGTTATGTTGGATGTAGAGGTAGAGATTGCTGGCGTGACTAAACAAGGCTCCCATATAGCGGTTGATGCGTTAGCGGTTGCGTTGTTTACTCGAATTGCCATTATGAATATATTATGCTTACTCGGTTGTCCCACGAATTATCGAAGTCATCGTTGCCATCAGCCCAAGTCTTATCAAGAGCAAGGGTAGCGGTATTGAGTTTCTTTATCTGCCAAACTGCACTAGCCCCAGAGGAACCGATAGCAGCCTTGCCTATATAAATATTGTCTGTAGTAGATGTCGTATCTATCTTGGTGGCGTAGTTAGGTGTTGCACTACCACCTGCTACTACTGTTACGGGGATTGAGCCATCGCTCTCAGTCTCTACATAAGTAAGGTTCCCAGTAGAGGTCTTGAATGAAGTGCCAGATCCTCCTCCACCGCCACCACCAATAGGCTTTTCTACCAGTTTCTTTAAATGCTCGTTAGAGGTGTCTAAACGGCTCTCTACGCCCTTTAAGTCTATTTCTGGTATCTCAGGCCACTCTATACCTAAAACGGCCTCTACGACGCTCTGAAGCCCTAATTTGATAGGTTCTAGGTCAGGAGCATCTACTTTAACATCAGTAGGCTTAACGGTAACATTTGGAGCTTTGACATCTACCTTAAGATCAAGAGCGTTAACTGCATCTACTATAGATTTAGTATCTATCTCACTAAGGTTAGTAACTCGTACATCCTCTTTCTGTTCAGGCATCTCAGGAGTCTCTCTAGGTAATGTGGAAAGTTGTATCTCGATCTGTTTGAGAGTCTCAAGTATTGGTTCGAGATCTACTTCTTCTCTTTCATCTATACATTCCTTGACTTCTTCTAGCTTTTCTACAACTTTTACAACGTCTGGAGTGCCAATTTCTGTTAAATGGTTCTTAATTGTAACGCCATCGGACTTGTTCTCAAGGTATTCTACTAAAGCCTGAATCCCTAAGATAGTAGCATCTTTACCAATTAACCGCTGTTCTGACTCGTCCTCAAACTTATCCTGCTCTTCTTTCTTGCGAGCTTCTTCTTCTCTGCGTTGACGAACTACGTCAAAAGTCTTATCATCAATCATTATAATACTGATTGTACCATTTTTGCCCTTCTTTCTGCCATATACTTAGCCCAGGCTTCTCTGCAAGCATCACATCTACATTTATGGTTAGAGTATCTGGAAGGAGTACCACACACACTGGGCGACAAGGTTCTAGACCTCCACACTATCAGCCCCTGCTCTCTGTCTTCTTTTGTCTTAGTAATGTGGCATGGTCGACAGAGCAACTGGCACTTCGCAACCTCCAACTTGAAGGTGTCCCAGCCCGTGCTGAGATTCTGGCTAATGTCGAAAGATTTAGTGCGAGGGTCGATGTGGTCAAAGTCCATAGCACCCCCCTCTACCCCACATCTTTGACAAGTGTTCTCAAACTGCTCTCTAGCCCAAGCCCTGCGCTCGTCTCTCAACGCCTTAGTCCATTCATATCTAGTAGTCATACTTTAATTATACCACAGACTATAAGTATACTAAAAACCACCTATCGGTGGCTATAGTGGTTAGGCTGCTACAACTGAAGCACCGTCAGATAACGGGACCCAGATACAGTAGTACTTTAGGACACCAGAAGTAATGTTGGCTGTTCCTACAGTCTGTATGACATTCTGAGTTACGATTTTTTCAGTTAAGACAGATGAAAGCTCTACAGAAGAGTCTGGAGTAGCATCGTGCCATATCTCATTAGCAGCTAGGTTGGTAGCAGTTGTAGAAGCTAGGAGTGCAGAGGTGTTGATGGCTGTACCTACGATGAGAGTAGCAGAAGCACCAGCCAAGCCAGTAGTACATACTGCAAACAGTTTCATTCTGACCGCACCAGTTACAGTGAATAGAGTAGCTGGGTTCCCAGTACCATCGAAGTCTCCTGGGTCGTTAGTAGTGCCCCCTGCAAAAGTCATTGTCTTAGTAACAAGTTGCCCGCCTTGGGCTGTAGTTTCGTAAAGTTGTCCTAGTGTTAGTGCCATATAAATAAATTAATTCTTACTTTCTATTATAACATATCAAAAACAAAAAAGGCTCCCGAAAGAGCCTTAGTTGTACTGTTAAGAGTTAGCCTAAGCTTCTCTTGTCCAGTCTCCCTTAGAACGTACTACAACACCACCGTCAGTAGCACCAGTGTTAGAGATAGTAATTTCATCTCCGACCTTAGCAGTACTTGAGTAGAGGTATTTACCGTCAGCAGCAGTGCCGCTTACGTTAAATCCTGCAACAGTGTCAGATGCGTTAGGGTCTACTTTAGGAGCAGAAGGACCAGTGATAGCCCCTGCAGGACCACTAGTAGCAGGGATACCGCCATCTAGTATAGTCCATGTACCTACAGTAGCAGTAGCAGGAAGAGTAAGAGTTACACTTGCAGCAGTGACGTTTTGGACGAATCCACTATCAGCAGCAGCGAGAGTCTTATTCTCTGTTACGTTTACAGCCCATCTACCATCAGGAAGTTGGTATCTGGTTGAAAATGCTGGGTTTGCCATATTAAATTGCCTTTTCTTTTAAGTTTACTTCTTTGCCTTAGAATCTTTGACCTCAGTCTCTTCTTCTTCAGCTTTCTTTTCTGATAGTCTTGGGTCTTCTTTACCAACGTATTTGTACCCTTGAGCTATCAGAGCGTCCCCGCCTGGATTACCAAACTTAGTACTTGCTTTGACTTCTAAATAGTCTAAACCATTTGCAGTCTCGGTAGAGTACCAGCCTGGTTCCGCTTGAGGTTTCTTTGAGTTAATTTCAACAGCCATGTGGCTCTCCTTTCGGTTTAATTAATATTAGCTTTCTTTGTGGTAACGAATTGCTACACCCTTGTTTGTTGGGATGAAAGCATCGTAGTACCTACGAGTCTGTAGATATACACCATCAATGTCTTTTTGGTCAGTAAGAATACGGATCAAGTTGAATTTAGTTGGTGAGATCATTACTTCGTTGTGGATCAATAGGAAAGTTGAGTTAGCAGGTAGGTAAGATGCTGGAACCTTTACGATTGTGCATCCATCAACCATACCAACGATACCTTTCTTAGTATCACTGTATGAAGTATCACAGTCTTGTTTGAACTCTGGATCTCTCTTAAGCTTGTTTAGAGCTGTAGGAGTGAAAAATGCTACACGGCCTTCTTCTGGTACTAGAGCATCATCTAAAGCAGCCTGTTGTGTTAGGAACTTTTGGTAGATGTCAGACGCAGAAGTTGTAGATGTTGCACCTTGAGTTGCAGCTACGGCGTAAGCCTGAGCTACACTTAGTCTGTAGATATCAGTTGTAGGAACAGAGACTTCACGGACTTGTCGCATAGCATGCTTTTTAGCATTACGAACAAGCATAGTGTCCTCTAAGTTACCACGGTCGATAGTTTGGTTTGTAGACTTATCTTGTGAAAGAGTGAAGTCCTGTTGTGAGTCAGCGAGCTCAATAGCTACACCAAATCGGTTATCACCAGAACGAACGTAGTTGTTCTCAGCGACGGTTTCAAGAGAGTAGATGCTTACAGTCTGTTTACCAGCGAAGTCTAATCTAATGTCACCTTTGTTTACAATTAGCTCTGTCTTAGCAGCGAGGAAGTAGTTTTCATCCACGACAGCTAGGTCAGCAGCAGCAAAGTTAACGGTTGCCATATTAGTTTTACCTTATTTTTAAATTTACTTAAGGCCAGCTAATATGATCTCTCTGTCTTCGCTAGTTTCTCCTTGCGGGGTAGTAACGGTAGACGTTGCGCTCATATCAGGGGTCTGTGCCTTTTGAATGTTCGCAAGTCTCTCACGCTCTTTTTGAGCCGCTCGTTGTTCTAATTCCGTATTATCGACTTGGCTTGCGAGTCTAGCTTTTGCTAGGGCATGCCATTTGTCAGTGTGACTTGTGAAGTAGTCGTGACTAGCTTTGTCTTTCTGGGCTGCGAACTCTTTAAGAATCTCACCCATTTCTCTTACTTCCGCCTCACTAGCGTTAGAACCTAGTAGATAACTTTCTCTGCTTCTTTCCAGTTTCTCTTGTTCTCTCTCAGCACGAAGCTGTTTGATCTCTTTCATCACTGGATCTTCGTCGTCAAAAGTATCATCCTCAATCTGTACTACAGGCTCAGGGTTAAATTCTTTCGCAGATTCCTCGATAGCTTGTGCGATTTCCGCTGCTCGCTTATCGGCTTCCTGCTTAGAAGAAAACTCTCGTTGCTGATTACGTTGGTCTTGAGCAAGCTTTCTTTCCAAATCGGTAGTTAGCTTACCTAGTCCTCGTTTCTCAGCCCAAGTATCTAAGTCTGGGTCAAATTGTTGAGCGGGAGCACTTTCGGTTGCCTCCTTCGTTGTTTCGTTAATACTATCAACTACAGGGGTTTCCTCTTGTGTTGATGGCGGGGTTGTCTCAGTCTCTCCTTCACTAGAGTCTTCCGTAACTTCCGCCGAAGTATTCATATCGGTTTTCTGGGAGTGGTTATCTTCGTTTAGAACTTCGTTGATGATGTCTAAATCAGAACCGCCAGTTTCCGCTGGTGTGCCTTCGGGAATGGTCGTGTTATCGTCCATCTTATTCTCCTTTTTAATGATTAACTTACAAACCACACCTTAAATGATTGTGGTTCACCTATGAATTATACTATAGTGGTTAAGTTTTAAGCAAAAGAACCCCCTTCATTGCTACTAGAGAATGAAAGTGCGATAATTAATACCTTGGTACACTTAGAGAACTGCTCGTTCTTAGCTTTTGACCCGTGTACCTTGGATGTATAGAGCAAATTGGGGGATAAACATAGTCGGGGTAGACTTATGACTTTGGGCTGTGGTGTCCCCTAACCAATCTATACATCCCTTTAGTTGAGATTTTATACCAGTCAACCTGTGGAAACTCTGGATATGTATTAATTGACGTAACAGTGTTGACTTAGAGATTCTTTCTGCTATAATAAAAAGCACGCGAGAATGTATACCCACTTTAACGAGTGGGTCTCTTTTTGTCTGAGACTGTTGGGCTTATATTCGCGAAAATGTAAGCTTAAACACTATTATAGACTATTCAGTCATAGGCAACAAGCCATCTATCAGAACCTTATACTCTTTAAGGGCTTCAGCCTTGTCCATCGCTGATATTCTCTCCTCGTTAGTCAAGCGATACTGTTCTGCGTCTGTACCGATCTTAATACCAACACCTTCTTTAGCTAGACGATCCCATCTCTCTATGGACGCTTCTAACTTAGCGTAGACATCTTGGAACGCTTCGTTCTCAAGTGCCAGCCCGTAGGCTTTCTTCTTACGTTCGGTAAGCTTCTTGTTCTTAACTGTCTGTTTCTTTAAGTCTGCTAACTTCTTAGCTGCCCTAGATAGTTCTTCGTCCATAGTTTCTCCTTCTATTTAAATCTATCTTACTACATTGGAGGTGCAGGTTCCATAGGCATCTCTGGCATCATAGGAGCCTCTGTGAGAGCCATTTGGTCTGGAGATGAAGTCATACCCATCTCAGCAGTTTCAGCGCCTCCTGGAGCCTGTAGTGGCCTTCCAGACATATCTGTAGTAGGGTCTTCGAGCATAACTTGCTGTGCAGCCTGCTCTCTAGCCATAGTCTGGGTTTCGATCTCGTGCATTGGGTCTGGTGTAAGTCCCATCTTTTCTTCAATCTGAGCTTTAACGAATGGAGATGCGTCCTTGTATGAGACGGTCATTATCTCCTTAGTTGGATCTTGGTCGCCTTGTTGTTCTGGTGGTACTTCTGGAGCCATCAAGCCTTGGAGTTCTTTATCAGAGATGTTCGGGTCAAGCTTCTTAACCACCCATTGTGAGACAGCCTTCTGCTCAAATGCAGGGTTAGCCATCATTACTTGGTAGACTTGGTTTAATTTCTGGCCTTCTTCAAGCTTCATCTGGTTAACAGTAGTCTCTAGTTTAACGTGTGGTTCGTAATCTCCGTTAAATTCGTAAGGGTCGTAGTCTTTGAAAGCAACGCCTTCTGGTCCAACTATTCTGACTACCTGTTCTTGAGAGACGAATAACTGGTACATCTTGTAAATGATTGAAGCAAGTTGAGCGTAGCCTTCAGATTCAAAGTTAGTGACCTTAGTAGAGAATCTCTGAGTAGCTTGGTTAAGTTGTGATTGCACCTCAGTCGCAGTGACACGGTTCTTAGCAGAAGATACACCCTGTACGGCTTCGTCAGCGGCAGTAGCAGATCGCATCTGTTGCATGATCTCTTGTTTCTTAGCCATAATGTCCACTCCGAGGACTGGTCGGTCTATCTGTCCGATAGCGTTACGAGGGATAGGGTAGACTGCACCTGGGGCGACTTCAATCTCAGCAGCAATGTCTCTAAACTGTGGGTCAACCCAGAACATTGGCATAGCTGTAATAGCAGCGACATCCATATCAATAGCTTCCCAGTCGTTTAATCTTTCTTGTAGGTCAACAATTATCTCTACATCTCCTGATCCGTAGAATAAAGAAGGGTCTACTACGTTTCTAAGCACAGCGTAAGGAGCGAATGGCTCAATAGGTGGGAGCTTCTTAGTCTCTTTGGTCATCTGTGGTGGCATTGATGGGTCTTCGGAAGGAATCTCTACGTCTACTTCTACTTCAGTTTCAGGCTTCTGGTAAGGAGTAGGTTCGTTAAAGATAATAGCCTGTCGGTTAGCAATCTCGATTAGGCGAGCGTTCTTAACGTCGTAAATACGGATAACTTCGACTTGTTTCTGGTCGGCCATGTTTGCGTAAGTAGAACCAGAGTACATCTCTTTGTACTCTTTGTCAGTACCAGCCTCACCTTCGTGGTCTGTGCGTTCACCAATCTTATTCAGGTTAGTGTAGCGAGGGACGTACTTGTTCTTTTCAGGGTCAAAGATCTTAGCGTCTTTCAACTTATCCTTATCAATTAGGTAACGGTGTCCCATGTAAGAAGCTTCTTTGACATTTCTGGCAGCAGGGTCTACGAAGAAGTCTCTGATAGCGATATTATCAATTACAGGCTTCTTGCCGTCCCAAGAGACATGTAGTACACCAGTACCGTAAAGAATAGACTCACGCACCCACTGTTGCTGTTTAATAGCCATGTTGTTACATTCCATGACATAGTCAAAGATCCCATTAAGAACTTCAACATCTCGCCTTTGCTCTTCATTAGTAGGGAGGTAATCTACACTAGGGTTTCCACCAGCTATGTTAGCTACTAGAGATTCGACTATAGTGTAAGTTTCAGGGATAACAGGATCGGCTATACCGTCGTAGTGGCGGTCTACTCTCTGTCTGAGATAAACCTTGTAACAGGTGTCCCAGATCTTCCTCTTATTATTCTGAACGTAAGTATCGGCCTCGTCGTAAAGTTTAACTAGCTCTTCTACGGTTCTGCTGTCTGATTGCTTCCCTTGTGAGTCTTTTGGTAGGACCTTGACTTCGCCTTGTTCGGTCCCATTCATCTTCTTCGTCTTTGCCATGTCGTCTTGTTCTCGATTTATTTTTATAAACTTCTAAGTCTCCATCTAACGGATTGCTCCACTGAGCCATCTGGAGTGCTATTGCTTTGGCGATTACTGTGTCATCGAACATTCCCTCTTGAGCGTTTGTTCTACCCTGATCGTCAACGACATAACTCATGCACTCGCTAATGAAAACTATGTCTACATCTATTATAACATTTTCTCGTAGTGCTTGTGCTAAATCGTCAATCATTACTCGTTTACTTCGGATGTCTGTTCTCCACCCCATCTTAGAGGTTCGTTCTTGGAACTGATTATCCTCTGGAGTTTCCCGCATATAGAGGTTCCTGTAGAAAGAGTCCCTCAGTTTTTGGACTGTGGTTAGACCGTGATTGTTCACTTCGACTCCTATTAAAGCATAGTTGTAATATTCTCCTAGCAATTTGACCTGTTCAGCTAGTGCATCGGGGTCAATATGCCCTCTCCAGCGAGCGACAGTCTTATAATTCATGTCCATTACATCAATGACAGAGTAGTCTCCCTCTTTATTCTTTAGCCCAACGGCTATTCCCTCTGAAACATCCACTCCGATGACGTACTTACCAACCTTTTTAGGCTTCTCCCATACCTTAAGTGGTGTAGGATCTATAGAATCGTTCTCTCTTTTCTCTACTTCTTCTAGTTTTAGGCGACCATGCTCCATAATGATATGCCCATATAAGGGCGCTGGAGCCTTCTCAGCGGCTTTTTGCATCTCAAGTAGTACATCCATATCAAAACGTGGTCTACCGCTCTTTAGGAAGGCTTCTACGTCGTTCTTAGGGTACTCTTGATACCATTTCTCTGGCTCGTTTGTGAATTCTCGGCGTTTTGCCCGCATCCAGAGGATCTTTTTAGGGAAAAGTTCTTCGTCTATCCCTTCTTCACGCATTAAATCTATCAATTCCTTCTCTTCGTCCGTGTAGTCAGAGACAAATCCCTCTAATTGGTACTCAGGATCTTTATACCAGGGGAAGAATAACGGTTTAAAAGACGATGCACCCTTCTTAGCGTTCTGCCATTCGCTCCAGAAGTACCCACCTATACCGTTAGCGGTGGATTCTAGGAAAGCAAAAGTATTTTTACGCAAGGGGATAGCCTGCATAGTAGAAGAAACTACGTCTGCGGAGTTGTCCCAAGAGGCTACCTCTGAATTTGATACGATTCCACCAGGGGTCTCAAAGTTATGGTCTGGATGGTCTATCTCAAGATCGTAAGTCTCGGCGATTTCATATTCTTCTACGCTTTTTACCCTTACAAAACACTGACCATCTACGAATTTGTACTTTTTTATCCAAGGTCGGGAAGTCCCGTGGCAGAACGAGTTATTCCAGACTGGTTTAGTCTCCACTCCGTACCTCATTCGCTTGCTACTATGCTGTAGAGAAGCGTGTTGACCTAGCATATCGCCGATGCGATTGATATTCCTCGCTATTTTCTCGTGTATACTTATTGCCCTCACCCTGCACGGGTCAGTTTTAGAGCCATCTCCATCCAAATATCCTTGTAGAATTCCTTTGTAGAACTCCCCGTTGCCGAATAAAGGAACGTGTTTGCTCTCTACTCTACCACATATTTCATTAAGTGCATGGGCCATGAATGTGTTGTGGAAGTGGGTAACCCCCCTATTGTTATCGTCCCATTTCTTATGACTAGCCTTACACGGGAAGAACTTTTCTACATTCTTTACAAAAGTCTCTGACCTTTCATAGGCAAATGTCACACGATCAAAGCCATCACCTTTCTTCTTAACATGCCCCTCGGCTAAATAATAGCCGACTAAGTAGCCAAAATCTTTGTCCAGCTTGAACTTTTTGTAAGTCTCTCTCTGTGTGCCACCGTTCTGTGGTCTCTTCTTCATCGGTAGGTTGAACTCCCACTCGTACTTCTCCTCGAATCTGTACTTAGGCTTAGCGATCCAGTCTTTGTTTGTGAGCTCAGATACTTTCTTGTAGCCACCTTCTGTAAGGATCTTGTGATCTGCGGTGGCAATTATAGGTTCGTTCGTCATCCAAGAGTTAACCTTGTAGGTCTGCTTAGTCCCAGTCATAGTCTTAAAAGAGACGGGAGCGACTGCACCACTAGATGTGAACACCTTGTCGCCAACCTCAATGTTCTTAATCGGTTTTGAGCTACCATCAGCTAGAACAACCAGAGAATCTTTGTGCAAACATCCGTGAAAGAACCTAATGGTGTGTCCACGCCCTGCACCAGAGGAAGGGAGCATGATTCTAATACGAGAAGACAATCCCAACGGGGGTAGACCCTGTTTCTCACGTTCTTCCTTGATGTTATCGTCTACATCGAACACTAAGTCCTGTCGGGTGTTGTACTTACGGGACGGTTTAAAGAGAGGATCTGAGAACTCAAAGTAATTCCTAAACATCTGGTAAAGCTCTTCAGATGATTTCTTTTCGTGAGCCATGATTACTGAGCGGACGTTTTTATGAGTAGCGGTCCACCAGTAGCCTAGAGCCTCAATGATAGTAGAAAGCCCCATCTGCCTAGCTTTTAGGATAATGTACCTAGCAGGACGTTCGTGAGCGATGTCATCTAAAACAGAATCAACTAAGATCTTCTGTGCCCAGTTCGGCTTAAGAGTGACGACTTCACCGTCTTTGTCTACGATCTGAAGGTTCTTCTCACAGTATAAGTAGAAGTCTTTGGAGATTACTCCTAGTACCTCAGCTAAACGATCCTCCTCGCCTAATACCTCGTAATCAGGGATGCGGTCTACAACCAGTTGTCTACTGTCGGCTGAGAGTTGGTTTCTACCCATTTTCCGTTCTCCTTCTTAATTAAACCCTTCTTAGCACGGTTCATCTTATTGTTTTTGTACTTCCTGTTAAATTCTACAGCTAAGTCATCTAGTGGAGCAAGCTCGAGATTGTCGTAAGTCTCAGGGTCCTCTTTCTTCAGTAAGTGTAGGTGGATTATATCTACCATATTCTCTATGCAGATCTCCACGAAAGCACTCTTGTTTTCGAGTAAGTCCCACTTCTCCTTATGTCCAGGAGTGATTGAAGCTGATACCCTAATCTTCTTCACTTAGTAGACCCTCCATTACTGCCTGAACCACATTAGTAGTCACTGCATTACCGCACATCTTGTATCTCTGAGTATCGCTCATCTTTACTGAAACTGGGAATTCATCTATATCGTTGTCTACTATAGTCTGGTACTCTATGCCTTGCTGAGTCCAATCGTCGGGGAATCCTTGTAATCGTTCGCATTCTCTGGGGGTCAACCTGCGGATTCTTGTGCCATCTGTA